CGTGAGTGATAATAGAGCTTTCGCTCAAATTAGAACTCTGACAGAAAGCAGGACTGAATACCGGTTAAATGGTACCCAACCCAGCAGACTCCCTTAAAGGAGCCCTGTCCACCCATATTCAGGCCTTGTGCGATATGGGATCGCATACTCTAGACCAGTAGATGACTGCATAGGAGAGGTGGTTTTACCCATCCACCTATGACGATCAGTCAGAACTGATTCCGCATTATCGTCAGATGGGCAATAAAGCCTATTTAACGAATCGACAACATGATACCAATCATGTCTAGCTATCCGATCTATTATCGGCTTAGCACGAAGGATCTTAACCTCCCACTTATGAAGCGAACGATTCCATCTAAGGGATCGCTCGTATCTCATAAAGAAGAGAAGATCTCGGTCCACGTACTCATAGATACCCTGAGCATCTGGATCATTGCATAAATGCAATGGCCAGTACTTAGATACCTGCGAATACAGGAACGATGCGGTCTCGCAGTATCCGTCCATAGTTAGGCGTTTTGCCAAACTACAGACAGAGACAGCGCCAGAGACGGTTGATACGTCGTGTTCCTTGATACGATGAGGAGTAACTTTGATACCATGATAGGCATCAACTCCACAGGATTCTCGGAAGAATCCATGTTGAAACGATTTGCCCTGATTGACCATAAAGCCAAACAGATGCAAAGCGTCGACAACACCATCGTAATACTGTCGAGGAAACAATATATCGTCACCGAAGACATACACATCATTACAGTCTACACCATAACGAGCGCGTATGCCAGCTCGAACCGTAGCATAGAATATGAGGCTCTGAACAGGGAATATTAAACAATTCCCCATAGGAGCCCACTTTTCTAGCTTAATGATACGTCCATCGAACAGACGAACGCTTGTGGCTCTTGAGCATGAAATCCAAGGATAGGCTCCTCCAAAGAGGAACTCAACCAAGGAGCATGTCAAGCGGTCGCTGGCTTCCTTCAGGTCGAGAGAACATAGTTCTCTAGATGCTGACGAACTTCTAGCGCACTCCCCATTTATAGTCTGATCATTGAATACAATTCGTGATCGAGTATAAGGGTGGGAAGTGATGGCAGCCTCAAGCAGCCTACGCTGGCCCTGCTGGATCCAGATAGCCTCTGCGGGGTGCACGCTTATTAGGCGTGGCCCCCTGGAGTCTTTCGGGACACAGACGAGTGAGCATAGGATATCCTTAGAAGTTTTATTAGACGTACGATACGCTCCAGCCGATTCCCAATAACTGGGAATAGGACAGAAGTGAGTATCCCACGGATAATATTCTTCAATAGTAGGATAGCAGGTCTCCCAATTAGTCTTTTCACTAGGGCATCGTCGCGGAAAAACCGCACCGGGACCATGTGAAGGAATAATCTGAGACCAATCGATGCGATATATAATCCTCGCAACGATTTGACGCGCCGATCGGAACAAAGCAGGCTTGACTGAATGGCTATTAAACCACGCAGACCAATCAAGATTTGCCTTTTCGGTCGCAAGATAAGAGGCTTGTGCCTCTTGGACTTGATCATTAGTAGGTTCGAGTTTGGCCTTATAGCCGAATACAAGAACATTCCTAAGGTACCCGAGGGAAACAGGATCACGATGAATCCGAAAGAACTCAGATAAGGGTTTAACCCAATCTGGGAACGACGGCCAGTCACGATCTGAATTCTCGAGGGCACCAAGCAGGATCTTGTCTAGTCGAGGACCCTCTATGAGGATCCAAGACGCCACACGCTCATCAGGCATCCCAAGGGGGATACCAGTTAAGTATGAGACATCGACTAGCAGGCGATAAAACGCGTCTATTACTAGGCGCGGCAATGATATCATCTCACCTGAATCAGCCGTTGGTAGGCCATGATCTTGTGTTCTCATATGCGTGGGAAATCACTATATGTGATAATCTCAAGCCATTGAGTAGCAAGACGAGCATGGGCCAACGCCAATCGCTCTTTACTCAAACTCGCACGGTTCCATCGCCGAACAAGCTTCTCAGCTTGCAAGACAATGGGCCATAGCGAGTCGTTGTTCAGAGCAACAGCGGTAAGCCTGCAGGTCCGGGCAAAAGCCCAGAGGCAGGCGGCGTCTGCAGAAGCTACGAAGTTGTAGCCAGTGCAGCGGATCTGAACTTGTTTGTCCTTACGGACAACTGTGAGCGTTTTCATAATACTTGGGTATATACTCTTGTGTTAAGGAAACGCGCCTGTGCGCGTTAACTATATAGTTAACTAACAGGGAGCTTTACTGCTCCCGATTGACGAACAGGTTATCAGCCAGGTTCAGACCCGTATCGTCCTCCTGGATAGTATTGACGATGTACTCAACCACGGCTTGAACGTCCGTGGTTGCAACGCCAGTATCCTGGGGGGCGGTAACAACGAGATAGGCTGAGACGGGAGCGATGCTCCCGTCGGCCATCTCGAGATAACGGTCGAAACGAAGAACGCTCCGAATTCCCTTCTTTTTAGTAAGGGAATCGGTGTATTCCTGGTGGCGAACCGTCATCGTCGTGGGAAGGTTTACTCCCCGCGAAACCTCTGTCCGCTTCGAACCCGACTGCGCATCAAGCGAGTTGAGTTTGAACGACAGGGTGCTGATCGTGAGATCATTATTCATTGCGTTGTGTGTTGGACTAACGTCTAGCACTTAACAGCTTCGCTACCACTTGGTAGGCCAGAGCAACCATAAGGCTGCCCTGTTTCTTTCCGAAGCGACCACTCGGCCTAACACCAAAAGGTGTTCCGAGCGGATAGCGGTGGTATTGTCTATGAAGACGCCAAGCTACTGTCGTATTGTTAAGCCCGGGATTCTGCGCCGTATTGTGTGCAAGATGCACCAAGTTCGTCGTAGTTTCCGTAAGCTCGCTAAACGACGCATCAAGAACCTTCTTGCCAGAGCCTGTTAACAGGTTGTCAAGTCGGTTAGTGATTGACCTAAGATCCACGAACCAGTCGACAACGAATGAGAACGGAATCCGTTCCCAAACGAAGCTGGCTGGTCCGCTAGAGCCGAACCTAGTCATGAGTTCATTAAGCCCGCCTAAAGCGGACGAACTGAAAGCAGGACGTCTCGTGCCCTTAATTACGATGGTCTTAACACCGATCTCACCGCCTTCTCGAGAGAGATAGCGAGGACCGATGCTAGTATCATGTAATGGATCCCAATTCCCTGTAAGAGGACGAGCAACACGCGCTTTCATTTGAAAGTGCATCTTCTCGACCTTTCCTTCTAATAGTCTTGCTTTCTTCAGATCAGACTGAATAGTCTGAACTGCTTTTCGCAATTTCTTGAAGTCGGATAACAGGGGAGCTATTGCAAAACTGTAGTAGAGGAATCCCCCTGCTACATTACCTACCAGATTCCTGGCATTGCGACCAACCGAGCCTTTACGGAGGAACCTTTTAGGGGATCCTCCATTATTGCCTAAGGTAGAAACCTTAGTTTCGATTGATTGCAATCTAGGGATGATATCACTAGATTCAACAATATTAAGCAGGTTGTCAACCTGATTACGATTGAAGAAAC